ACAACATTGTCTAAACTATATAGAGATTTATATGAAGATATAGGAATGCAATTTGCTAAATGGTATGCAAGACATTTTGATAAGTATATATCAAAGGGTGTAAACCCAAAACAATATGAGTCATTCTGGATGGAAAGATTTGCTTACTTTGGTTCAGTTATAGCAGCACAAAGAGTAACACTAGTTTCTAACACAGCTAAACAAACACTAATAACACTTACACAAAGATTGATGTCTGACCCTGAATTTATGATGATGGGGGTTGCACAACAAGCCAGAATATTAAATAATAGATTTGGACAATATTCTTTAATGCAAGCTATTAGATTAATTAGAACTGAAGGCACTAACATAGCTAACTACGCTACTATGCAAAGCGCACAATCTATATTCCCTGCATCACAATTAAAAAAAGAATGGATAGCTAGTTTCGATGATAGAACCAGAGATGCACACGCTCAGGCTGATGGACAAATAGTAATGCAATCTGACCCTTTCTTAGTGGGTGGTGAGCACTTACTTTATCCAGGTGACCCAGCAGGTAGTTCAGAAAACGTTATAAATTGTAGATGTAGTGTTGCGCCTTTTCCAGTAGAAAATGCTGAAGCTGATGGTATAATTGAAAATATTGGCTTAGGCTTAGGTGGTCAACTAACATAGCTAAAATTTAAAATTTGTATATTTACAAAAATTTTTTCTATGAATACTATATTATATAAACAAGCACCTATTGGAGAGCTTTTAGATGCTGACGAAAACGCAGGAATTATAAAAGGTTACGGATCATACTTTGGAAACAAAGATTCAGATAGTGACATCATTGTAAAAGGTGCTTACACAAAAACAATACAAGAAAACGGAGAACGTGTTAAATATTTATATCAGCACGATATGAATCAACCAATTGGTAAAATGCGTGAATTATATGAAGATGATAAAGGTCTTGTATTTGTAGCAGAAATAGCAAAAACACAATTAGGTAAAGATGTAGTAGAGTTAATGAAATCTGGGGTTATTACAGAAAACTCTGTAGGTATAATGCCAATACAAAAAGAAAATAAAGGCGACTATAGAGAAATCAAAGAAGTTAAATTATATGAAATTAGTGCTGTAACATTAGCTGCTAATGACCAAGCAAAAATATTAGATGTCAAAGGTAATGTAGATTTAGAGAAATTATCAAAGAGATATGACAATCTAAGTAAATTAATCAGAAAAGGTAACATATCAGATGAATTAGGATATGCTATTGAAGCTGAAATACTAAAACTGAAATCATTATTTGTAGAGTTCACAAAGCCGACAGAAGAAGTCACTTTGCCGAATGTTGAAGCTAAAGCAAGTGATTTGGATATATACAATTATTTAATTAATTCCTTAAAAAAATAAAAATGGAAGAAAACGTAAAAAATCAATTAGATCAGTTAAATACTGCTATTGATTCAAAAATCGAAAAAGCTAAAGACATTGCTGTTGAAGCATCTGTTGTACAAGCTGACGAAATCGTAAAAAGCCAAGTATCAGAAATGACTACTAAGTTTAACGATAGACTAGATGCTATTGAAGTATCTAACAAAAAAACATTTGAAGCTAACCAACCAAGAGATTTTAAATCTGCTTTAGGAAAAGCTTTATCAGAAGGCGCAATTGATTCATTAACTAAAGGTAACTCAAGAAGTGCATCATTTCAGATTAAAGCTGATATGACTACTGGAGCTGACTTTACAGGTGAAGTAATTCCTGCTGATAGAGTACCAGGATATTTTTACGATCCTACTAGACCAGTACACGTAAGAAGTTTAATTTCTGGTGGTTCTACTGTAAGTGATGTAATAAGATATGTAACAGAATCAGGATATGCTAACAACGCTGCACCAGCTGCTGAGGGAGCAACATTAGCACAATCTGATTTTGATATGACTGCATCAACTGCATTAGTACAAAAAATTGGTACTTACTTCAGAATATCTGAAGAAATGCTAGCTGACACGCCTCAATTAACATCTTATTTATCTGCAAGAGCGCCAGAAAAATTATTAGAAATAGAAGATTCACAACTATTATCTGGTAACGGTTCTGCTCCAAATCTAAGTGGTATCATTGGTGCTTCTGCTGATTTTGATGTATCTTCAGGAGGTGCATTCTACCAATCTGTAGAAAGTGCTAATGAATTTGATGTAATCGTTGCTGCTTTAAACCAATTAAGTCTTGCTAACTATAGCGCTGATTGTATCTTATTAAATCCAACTGATTTTCATAAGATATTATTATTAAAAGATACAACTAACAACTATATCAAAGACCAAGTATATGCTGGGTTACAACCAACGTTTATGGGTGTTAAAGTTATCTTAAATACAGCTATGGCTGCTGGGTCTTTCTTGATTGGAAACTTTGCTGCTGGTTCACAAATGTGGATTAGAGAAAACCTAAACGTAGAGTTCTTTAGAGAAGATGGAACTAACGTAAGAGATGGTTTCGTTACAGTAAGAGTATCTGAAAGAGTTGCTTTAGCTAACTATTTGCCAAATGCTTATGTAAATGGCGCATTTAGTACAGCAAAAGCTGCATTAGAAACTCCGTAATATAATAATTACACTAACTAAAAAGGGTGCTTCGGCACTCTTTTTTTTTGCCTAATCCTATCTGTAAAATAATAAAATGAAAAAAAACTTTAAAATAAAATGAAAAAATATTTTGTATTTTGATAAAAAGTATTATCTTTGTATAGAACAACAATAACAATTAAATTATATATTATGACAAATTTAGAAATTTTTAAAGCACTTAAAGAATACGCAAACGAAGACGCTACAATAGCAAAAGAAAACGGACAGATGTCTATATGTGATACTAAAAGAGGTGTAATCAATGTAAACTACGATAACGGCTTTTTTCAAGCATTTAACAATATGGGAGAGCAATTGACTGGTTCAATAGCTCAAAATAGATTTGAAAACTGGTTGACTGACCAATACATAGTAGAATTATAAATATTAACGGGGGTGAAATTCCCCCATTTAAATAAAACAAAACAATGAAATCAATAATAACATTTATCAAAAAAGACAAAGACAATTGGAAATGGCTATTAGGTTTTTATGCTATAGCTACAGTGTTAACTTTACTTTTAACAATACAAATATAATGGATGCTAGAGATTACTTAGATACGTTATTAGACCCTTACAATCAATTTGAACACGAATGCCCTGTATGTGGTAGACCGCAAAATTTTAAAAGTCCTTGTAGCTCTGTTTGTGAAGAGGCTGAAATGATATGAATAAAAAACAAATTAATTTTTGGCTAAGTGCTTTACTAATATTTTTTACAATAAGGCAAGCTTTATTATATTATGATGTTCTAGGTGCATTATTTTTCTTAATTTTAACTCTAGCTATTTTAAATAATAGAAATATATAGTTTTTTGTTAGTCTGAAAAAGCCAGCTATTTTAATCGATAGTTGGTTTTTTTGTATATTAGAGTGTGGATAACAATACTCGTGGATGTTACGCAGAATACAAATTTGCAACAATGGCTATGGAATGCAATATGCGAGTATCAATGCCTCTTCTTGATTCATCGCCTTATGACTGTATTGTTGAACTTCCTAATGGCAAACTAAAAAAAATACAAATAAAATCTACAGCAAAGGGTGAACACCCTAAAGGCATACATATTACATTAAGATATTCTAATATTAGTTACACAGTTGAGGAAGTTGATTATTTTGCTGTATGGATAGAAATAAGAAAAGGATTTTATATAATTAAAAACAATGGCAAAATGTCTGCATTTAGAATATCTAAGAATGGTAAATATTCAAAAAATTTTAATAACTTTGCTAAAATTGTTTAATTTTATTGTTTTCATTGTCTAAAAGGTGCTACAAATTTATTGTGGCACTTTTTTTTTATCTTTACAAAAAATAATATTATGAAACTAAAAGTATTAATGCCTTTAAATCACAAAGGCAAAGTTTATCAAAATGGTGATTCAATAGACGTTCCTGTTGAGAAAGTAGCAATATTTATTAATAAGGGGTGGGCAGCTAAATTCGAAAAGAAAGAAGCTAAACCAAAAAAAGTAACAAAAGAATTAAAAAAAGATTCTATAGAAACTAAAAGCGATGCGACAAATAAAGATTAATTCTGTAACAGGTAGTGAAATTATAACAACATCTGATGTTAAAGACTATGTAAGAATAGACACAAGTGCTGATGATAGTATTATATCAAGAATGATAGTACAAGCTAGAATTTGGTGTGAAAATTATATATCAAAAGATATAGTAGCTAAAACTAGATCGTATTACATACCAGAAACTAATTCAGGTATATTTGACTTACCTTTTGCGCCTGTTGCTAGTATTCAATCAATCACTATAGATGGCACAACTGCTTCTTATGAAATTTTAGGTTTAGATAACGAAACTATTGAGTTAGATGCTGGTCCTGCTAGTAAAGTTAAAATA